GCTTCTTCACCTCCACGGGCTGACTTACTTTTACCTAAAACTGATTCTAATAATTGTTTTAATAAATTTTCTTTCATTTAAAGTCTCTATCGTAAAACTTACCTAATATATTATCATTAAGATATTTATTAGTTTCTAATACCTCTAATACAAATTGCCATTTGCATTCTAAGTATGTAAGTTCTTTTTTATTAAAAGCCACCTGTAGTATTTTTCTTTCTAAATCCTCATTGTTTGCTTCTTTAATAAAAGAATGTGAACCATAATAAGTTTTCCAATCGCTTTCTTTTTGTACTTGTTTGTACATAGGAGGTCGTCCTTTTCCTTCCCAAAGTGCTTTTTCCTTTTTACCTAGTTTTTTCTTTAAATTATAAATTAAAGATTTTTTACCAATGTATTTTTTTCCAGTTGGAATATGAGTTGTTTGATAAATAAAACCGAATGCTCCTTCAGGAAGGTCAACTATTTCATTGATTAATTTTTCTTGATAATACCACATAACCCTTAATGTATAAAAAATATTTTAGGTATCCCAACGAACTATAAAAGTCATATCAGTTTTATCTGATTTTCTTACAGGTTGTCCTAATTTACCTACTACTAATAATTCATTATTTTCATTATATAGACCTATTGTAGTAACATGTGGTTGAAAGTGAGAGCTTGTTGTAAAGGAAGCTATTTTATATGGATTAGAATCTGTTTGATTTAGGGCAGTTGAATTTAAAGTTGTATTAAATTCATGTTCTTGAACTGTACATTGATATTCATGCTCATATATTAAATGAGAGCCTTGAAATTGTAAAGTATCAATAGTACCAGGTTTTGTAGAACCTGATAATATAGTTTGGTATTTTGGATGAGTTATTGCTACTAATCCACTTTCATAAAATACATTTCCAATAAAAGGTGATGCATTTATACTTTCAGATATATTAGATATTTGAGTTGTATTCCAGGGTCTTGTCCATATATTAATATTACTTAATTTTCCATTAAAATATTTATTTCCTTCTACACTACCTGTATCTGAAGTTGTTAATATTCCCTTAGAACCAATAAATATATCTGATTTATTTCTTGTAGGTTTTTTAAGAATACTTGTAGTTTCAGCTATTTTATTTCCATTAAACCAAAGTTGCATAACAGAAGAAGATACTTGACATAGTATATGAGATAAATTTTGTGCTGTTCCTCCACTAGCAGTTATTTCTCCATTTATAGTATGTGTTATTTCTCCATCAGATCTTGCAAAAAATAAAGATTGACTTTGCATGTAAATTTCATAAGGAAACTGTGGACTAATAGTTGCTACATCTTGTTGTTCAGAACCCGAATTTATAAAAACTTCTGTTCCATTTTTTGAAATAATATATCTTTTTTCTGTTGTGGACATGTCCCCATCTGATCCTGTTGCTGCAGGGGTTGTATAAAAAGATATAGAAAAATCTTGATTAGTACTAAAATTAAGTCTATTATTATGAGGAATTCTTATAGAAGCACTTTCTATGCTATTAAAATTTAAACTTGGAAAATCATTAGTTTTTACAAAAGTTATATTTTCATATTTTATTTCATTTAAAAAATAACTATCATCCAAATCTTTTTTATAATATTCTTTTGGAAAAGTTTCTATAGAACTATAATTTGAAGGAACTGTTGCTTTTTTTAGTCCTCTTCTATAGTAATTTTTATTAATTATTCTAAAACCATTAATATAATCTCCTCCTGTCACTTCAACGTAATCTTCTTCATGTGTACTTAAATCATATTTTTTAAACCCTTTTATAGGATCTAATCTAAATACATTTTCTTGTACATCATTAGGATAATTAGATACATTAGTACCACTTATAATTAAATTTCCTTTAGAATCATCTGTTATTTCATAGATACTTGAACTTAAATAAAAAGATGATTTTTTAATTTTAAAACCATATAAACCAGAGGGAATTGATAATATATTAGCTATTTCATATAAATCTCTTCTATTATCTAAATAATCTATTTTATCTTTTTTAGAACCAAATTTTTGAATATGGTCTCTGTAAAATAAATGATCTAATTGATTATATTTAGTTACGTTTTTAGAGTCACCCCCATAGGCAGAACTAGCTGAACTATATTGAGATATAGATTCTGAAGTATAACTAGTATTATAATGGATTACTTTATTTGAAGCAGCTGAAGCTGATGTAAAATTATATTGTTTATGTGCATTGAAGGGGACTGTTGCAAAGTCTTGTGCAGAGAATTTTTTATAAATGTATGATAATCCCATTTAAGTAACATTTTAGTAGTCTAATTTGACTCTAATAAGTGCTTCTTTTGTAAAATCTTTAGTAACGGGTTGGCTTAATTTAGCTACACCTAGTAATTCAAAAGCATCATTATATAAACCAACAGTTGTAATAAATACTTTTGGGTTTAATTTCATAGAATCAAATCTAATATTATTACTTGCATCTACAAAAGATTCATTATTTGTATAATTGAATTGATTATTTCTTGCTCTTACAAAGTAAAATTGTGAATTAATTTCTTCAGTAGTATCTACTATAAAACTTCCTGCTGCTGAAATATGATTAAATAATGTTTGATGGTTTCTATCTGTGTTACTTGTAGCTCCTGTATTTGTAGCTGGGTTTAAACCTCCATGAAATGCATCTCCATTTAAAATTATTAAGCCTGCTTGTGGGTAAAAATTACCATAATTAGAAGCACTTCCATTAAGTGTTAATTGATTTGTTTCAGAACCACTTACGGTACCATTAGTACCTGATACTATTCTAAATACAGGTCCTAAATTTGAATCTGCAAATTGACCGTTAGTTACACTATCATCAGTAAGATGAATTATAGATTGTGATATTTCAGCTCCAGCTACTACTGGTGAAAATGATGCTCCTGATATATTTAAATTTAATGATCCAAGAGTTAATCTTTGTTTATATCTTGCTCTATTAATATTAATTATATAAATATCATCAGGGATATGAGTACCAAACATAAAATTTGTAGTATCATCATTAAAATGTAGCTGTCTATATTGATTATATATTACTCTAGATGCTCCTAATCCAAAAGAACCTGTATCATTGGTAAAATCTGGGGAACCTGAACCTACTCTATGTCCATATGCTAAAGCGTATTGTACTTCTGAAGCATCTAATGAAGAATCACCATTAAATACTTCTATAAAAAATTGTCCTGAACTAGTAGCTGTTGTAAAGTCTGCTTGTGAAGATGCTGTGTGAGCTACTTGTAAATTATTAGTATTATTAGTCCATGTTGATGTTACTAATTCTTGTGCTTGTCTAGTAACTATATCGTTGTCTCCAAATCTTGTATACATTGTGTTTTATTTTTATGAAGTTTTATTAACAGTTAATGAAATATTTTTTATAGCTCCCGATGTTACCCCTTCTATAATAATACTTGTAGTTCTTGAGGTAACAGTTGAACTAAATAATGCATTTGAAGTAGTAGCTGTACCTGCTAATGTATTACCTCTTACAGTTAAAGAAGTTTCAATTGTATTAAATTCTCCTATATCTGCTGCTGATGCTGCAATTGATGATCCTACTCCTGCAAAAGATCCAGGTAATGTTAATCTACTATCTAAAACAGTAAATATATATTCTTCTGCTTGTGCTACATTAGTTCCTGTTAGATTAAAAGTAGATGGATTAAGAGAAAAAGATGCACCTTGATTTACACTAATTGTACTACTTTGTACTTGAATAAATGGTATAGCATTTGCTCCTCTAGTTAAAGTAATTAATTTAGAATTCATCATGTTAGCTCCATTAGGAATAGCTTCAATTAAAGGCATATTTTCAATAGCTTCTGCTGAATATTGGGTTCCATTAGGATGATTTTCATTAAATAATGAGTAATCTATTTCATCATCACCTAAAGCGAATTGTGTAATTTGAAATGAACCATCATTTCTTGAAAGTAATTCACGACCTCTTTTTGTTAAAATTGCATCTACTGTGATGCTTGTATTATCTAAATATCCCATTGTTTTATTTTATTTTGTTATAAATATATATGTTTTTAAAAAATTGTAATTATTATTAAACTCCTGGTGGTGGATTATCTGTAGTACTTAAATCTTGTGTTAATGTAACTGTACTTTGTATTATTCCTGCTTGTGCTAAATAAAATTCTACATTATTAGCTACTTTAGCTATTGTAGTTTGAGGTATAATAACAACTCCTTGGCTTCCTATTCCATTTTCTAATTCTGTATTTTTATTAAGATTTAATATTAATGTATGATCTTTATCTAAAAATGACATTTCATATTCAAAAGATCCTGAATAAAAACCATCTATTGTCATAAAAGATGCTAAAGAAACCTGGCTCTGTGGAACTGCCGAACCTATACCACTAGCAGATCCTGCAAAAAGTGTTCCTTGATCTTGAGTATCAGATCCAGTAATATCACCAGTATGTCCTATTACACCTAATGCTCCTCCTTGTACATAACATTGAATATCTGTAACTTTATCCAATGTTATATTAGTACCTAATGTACTTTGATCATTTATTGATCCCGAAATTTTAGCTCCAGGACTTGCACACCCATTACTATCCAGGGTTCCAGTAGTTGTTATTGAAGAAGATTCTAAATGAGCATTTTGAAAAGTATCTGCAAAAGTACTTAAAGTAGGTAAAAACCTACCATCATCTCTTCCTTTAAAAACAAGTTCATGGTTTGTAGGTAAACCTCCATTACAAGTATCTCCTTGTTCTATCATTAAATTAGCTATATTTTGGTCTACTTCAAAAGTACCTATACTTCTTTCATCATGAAATCCGGGTGCAAAATCTTTTGTACCTTTAAAAAAGGTAATATGTACTTCTGTTTTTTCTTGTACTGATAAATTATTATTATTAACATTATCTGTTAGAAAGTTTAAAGTATCAATTCCTAAAAATCTACTAGCAGAACCTAAACCTGAAGCATTTAAGGTATCTGAATTGCTTGATGCTGTATAATCAAGTGGTTGATGTAAAATAGTACCAAAAGCTCCCGAATAATATTGAAGAGTAAATTTATTTTCTAAAATAGAAGAAGATGCAAAAGAAGGTCCTGCTCTTCTTATGTCAAAAGCATGACCAAAACCATCACCACTTGCTGTAGCATTAGATACTCCTGCATTAAATAATGATATAATACCATACCTAAATCTTAAAGCATTTGTTTGGTCATTTCCATCTGGTTGAGGAGTAGTTACAGATCCTGATCTTGCAAAATTATCTAACAAAGATCCAGATTTATAAAGATACATTGAATTATTTTCAGTAAGAACATTATCAAAAGAACTTGAATCTCTTGTTTCTCCTGCAAAATTAAATTCAAAACTTTTAAGTAATTTACCTTTATTCATTTTTACTCTATGAAAATTTTGTAAACTTGCAGCAGTATCGTCTATAATTTTAACAGTACATTTTGTTCCCGTTTCAAAATCACTAGTAATAAATCTTTGAAATTCTACAAAGGGTTCTGTTGCTTTATCTATTAACTGAACCTGGTTAGTGATAGGGTTTATTAATAATATTTTATTTATATTAACATATGAATGGTTTTTTATAGTAGCAAAATTTGTATTTTCTCCTTCTCCACTAATAACAGAATCAGCAAGATATATAGCTGTTGTTTGATTCATTAAAACTGGTTGGTTTTGATAACTTTCATCTCCACTAGTAAATTTATTAATTGTAGTTGCTGTTAATTTAGAACCATCATATCTTGAGTTTTTCCATGTTTTTTGATCAATTAAAGCATCATCAAATTCAGCAATTAATTGTCTTTCTTCAAAACTATGTGTAACAGGATTATTTGTTCCTGGATAATTTGGTGTTATAGAACCGGGTGATATAAAATTTTCGTTATAAGGCATAATTATTGTAAAATATATTCATTATATTTGTAATATTTTTTAGATTTTCTTCCTACAGGTGCATTTCCTAATAATATAGAGGATTCATGTGATATATAACCAAAAGGTTTTGTTTGGAAAAAAGGTACTATAGGAGCTTGAGCTGCTTGATTATTTTCTGCATTTTTATCTCTTAAAAAAGGATTTAAATGATCATCATAAATATGAATAGTACCATTAGTACCTTTATCTAATCTTTTACCTTTACTTGAAGTTGTAAAAGATAAATTATCAATACTAATC